ACCACTTGCCTATTATCTTTTTTTGTGCGAATGCTGAGGAACAAACGCCTAAGAGGAGTAGAAGTATTATGTGTTTCATATGGGTTTTATTTTTAGGTACAAAGTTAGTGGTTAGTGATTAGTGATTAGTGATTAGTGATTAGTGATTAGTGGTTAGTGGTTAGTGACTAATCCTATTGCATTTGTTACTTGTTCCTCCTTCGGGGGTTAGGGGGATTACTCTCTATCGGGGGTTGGGGGGATTATTCACTTTTCACTATTAACTTCTTCCGAGGTGAAATGGAAATATTTGTTTTCCTTTTGAGTAGTTTCCTGCTGAGCAGTATTGTCCTTGACTACATAGAAATAAGTGCCTGTCTCCAAATCCTTAACTAAGCCTACATCTCCTGTATACCTTCCTACAGAAAACTTCAAACAGACTCTATAATGCGGCAACTTGAGTACTTGTGCTACGTAGGTGGCTACTTCTTCTTTAAAAGAAGGATTATAAGAGATATTTTCTCCATTACGTTTGAAAACATACTTTGCAATAGAATTAATATCGTTAATCTGCTCTGCATCCTGAGCTAATTGCTTATCGTAATCGAGATCTCCTGTACTTTTGATCAGGTAAAGTACCCCTTTGGATGGGAAATGAATATAGAACTTACCCAAATCGGCATGTATTCCTTCATAATTCATCTGACATCCTATTCCAGAGACAGAGAAAGAATGTACATGAAAAGATACATAATGTCTATTTATTTTTTCATAGACCCCAAGAGTAGAAGGAGAACAATCGTCCTTAGATGAGGTAAAGGAAGAAGCAATAAAAATCTTATTCTCAATAAAGTTTATTTTGTACCCTCTTTTTTCTTTAGTTTGCCTTTCTAAACGATACATATCCATAGAGGTTTTTTTCCCAAAGAGTTCATAGAGATACCACTCACCTTTTATCTTATTTTGAGCGAATGCTAAAGTATAACTTCCTAAAAGGAGTGTAAGAATAATGTGTCTCATATTGTTTGATTCTATACAGCGTACAAAATTAGTAAAAATTATTGATAAGTGGTGGCTTTTCATTCTTCTCTATTCACTTTAAAAAATTCTTTGAGTTTGCCCTCTTTTTCATAGTTATAGAGTGCCTTCATCACCCAAGCGGGGGGATACTTGCCATGAGTGAGGACGAAGATATTTTTGACAGCCTTACTTACAGGGTATAGCAGGGTCATCAGTTGGAGGGTACTCTCAAAGAGTTCGCCTGTTTTGGTATCGGTTAAAGGGACTTCTAATAATTCCAAAAGGATATATACCGCCGCAATGACTGCAAGCATTTGGGCGTTTTTCTTTAGCAGCTCCTGCAAGGAAAAAGTACGCTGACGCAGGTGGTAGGCAACCCCGACAAACATATTGACCACAAGGGCAACTGCTAATGCCACTAGAAAAGCCTCATGGGTCTGTTGCCAAGAGTGAAAGTAGCGGTATAGGAGCATGATGGGGGCGCTACGAGAGAGCGTTTGCCAAAGGTAATACAGCCTATCACGTAAGGCTATGGGCGTATCGGAATGATACAAGAGGACTAAGGGAACAAGGAAAAAAAACATGATTAGTTGATTAGTTGATTTGACGATTTGTCAATTAGCCGATTTGGCGATTGGTCGATTTGACGATTTGGCGATTTGGCGATTGGTTGATTTGACGATTGGTTGATTTGGCGATTGGTTGATTTGGCGATTGGTTGATTTGGCGATTTGTCAATTTGTCAATTTGTCAATTTGTCAATTTGTCAATTTGCCAATTTGCTGATTTGCTGATTTGACGATTGGTTGATTTGGCGATTTGGCGATTTGCTAATTTGACGATTTGCTAATTGTCTAATTGACTCATTAGCTAATTGCCCAATTGACTCATTGGCTCATTGCCTTATTGACTCATCGGCTCATTGACCAATTGACCAATTGACTCATTGACTCATTGACTCATTGACTCATTAAATTAGTTCTTGAATATGTGCGGTAATCTCCACTGTGGCTGCGGCTTGTCTCAAGGGCGTATGTAGGCAGGGGAGGTACGCCTTGAGGATCGCCAAGCGGCGGGCAAGGTAGGCATCGAAGATCTCACGCTTGTCCTGTACCTTCAGGGAGGCATCGAGGAAAAGGAGCTTAAGGGCAGCACCCGAAGGGGGCGACATGGAACGGACACTCTGATAGGAGATGTCGGGAGTCTGTGTGAGGGTATAGATCATTCGTAGCAGGGTATCCATCTCCAGCTTGACCGACTCAGGGGCATTGTGCCAAGAGATATACTGCATGGAAGCATCTTTGTCCCCCTCTATAATCGCGCCAGGCTCGCCCTTTTGGCTCCAACCCTGTATGTGTCCTGTAACAAACAGCTTAGGTGCGGCATGGTAGTCGTTAGTCTCGGCGAAATTGGACAACAGGTGCTCCAAACGCTCAATGAGCGGATCCACTTCTTCGGTTTCTCGGTGCGGCTGATGGGCATATACCACGGGAATCTTCCCAATAGGATTGGGCTTAGGGTACCCCTCCTCCAGTAGATATTGTCCTGATACCATGCGCCAAAGATAATGGTGGGTGGCTGTATAGGTCTCGAAATAATCCGTTAGCTCCCCTACCCCTGTTTGGGTATTTGTACTAAGACTCTTATAAGCACGGGAGAAAGCCGTCATATCGCCCGTTTGGTCAAAATAGGGATAGAGGGTATCCCCAAAAGCAGGTGAAAAAAGGCTACAACGGAGCTTGAACTGGCAGGGAAAGCCATAGTCATAATGAGTGGTCGCCGTAGGAATAGGATACCACAGTTCGGCACACTCGCCAAAGGAGAAGGTGGCACGAGCAATACGTCTGTTTAGGCTGTTGTCCTTCGCCTGAGTGAGGATTTTCAGGATAGCCGCATAGGCTTGTTGCTCCTGCTTGTCCTCACTAGCACATTCATAACGCACTGACTTGCCAAAGAGAAAAGCCACGGAACGCTTGATGATAAGCTGTTGCAAGGGCAGTGCAATGCGAGCTACAGGCTCCATGCGTACGCCCTCGGTGGTCTGTACCTGCTTATCCCGCCTAAGCACGGGGTCATTGACAGGGTGAAGCGCAGGATTAAGTGCTTTTTGCGCTTCCGTAGGATTGGGTAAGGGAGCATTGCGCCCCGATTTGAGTAAAGAAATGTTTATCATAATTAAGTGAAAAATGAAAAGTGAATAGCAACTAAGTGAAAAACGAATAGTGAAAAGTGAATAATCCCCCTAACCCCCGAAGGGGGAACTAGTGACTAGTGAATAGTGAAAAGCGAATAGTGAATAATCCCCCCAGCCCCCGAAGGGGGAGCAAGTGACTAGTGCAATAGGATTAGTCACTGGTCACTAGTCACTTGTCACTAGTCATTGGTCGTTAGTCACTATCTAAGTCCGAACATGGCCGCTAAATCCACTTTCTTTGGGGGTTGGCGGCATTCTATAGAGCCCGTTAGGGCATCGGGGGCATCATCATGGGCGTTGCTGCCCACACGAAGGTAACCCGTAAGATCGCGGGCAAACTTTGGAAAACGCTTCTTCCAATCCAAAGGCATCTTGATCAGTTTCTGTACCGAAGCTGAAGCGGCAAAAATCCTTGCTGCCTTGTTCTGTCCCTGATGGAAAGGATAAAAGCGCGTCAGCCTATTGCCCATATCATAAGCGCGTTGTTGTAAGTTGCTCACAAACAAACCTCCACCGTTGTTGCTCTCTATATGACAGCGTTCTACTTGGTGCTGTTGGAGCATATAGGTAAGTGTCGTCTCCGTCACCTCCATAGGCTCTTTGGTGTAAAGTACGTCAATGATATAGTTGCCGTCCTCTGCTTCCTTGTAGAACAAAGCGCATAGGTAGTCTGCTCCACTATCAGCAGCATCTATATACGCTACTGATTGGGAACGATAAGGTAATTCTGTATAACAAGTAAACTCCTCGTACATCAGTCCTTGCGAAGGTTGCGGATTCTGCTGGTACATACTTTCAAACACAGTTGGGGTACGCTCCTTGATTTCTAGGAGTTTGGCCAAACTATGTCTTTCAGGCCATAGGGGTTCGCCCTCTGCTCTGGGGTCTAGTTCACTTGGTGGCTTGTTCTGTATAGCGGGGAAGCTGATGAGTGTCCAACCTTGTGGGTTGTCTATGGGGTCATACTCTCCTTCTTGTTCTAAGAGTCTGCCCGCTAAGTCTTCCATGTGCCAACGAGTAAAAACCATCAGTTGTTGGCTATCGTTATGCAGTCGCGTAGAGGCTACCGTATCGTACCAGTCGGCTACATTCTGGCGAATGACAGGCGACCAAGCCGAAGCGGCATCCTTATACAAGTCGTCCATGATGAGCATATCCACAGGTTCTCCCGTAAGAGAGCCGCCTACACCTATCGTTTTGAAGCTACCTTGATAACCTACTATCTCACATTCGTCAGCATTGCGCGCGTAGTTACGACTGCGTTTGCCCTGTTCTTGGTAGCTTGTTTGTCCTGCAAGGAGCGTTTGTGGAAACAGCTCATAGTACCTATCATCGTCCATGATACGTTGGAGTTCGCGGTTGAACTTACGGGCTTTGGTAGCGTTGTAGGAGACAATGGCAATACGCTTATCAGGATCCTGCCCTAAGACAAAAGCAGGTAATCTTCGTGTTGCCCCCTCACTCTTTCCGTGTTGGGGTGGCATGGTGATCATGAGCTTTTTGATTTCTCCCATCGCAAAGCGGGTAAGTACCTCGTAATAGGCGACATGAAAAGGCGCAGGGATAAAAGAAGGGAGTGTATAGCGGGTGAAGGAAAGGAGATTCCTCTCCTCCAACCCCCTCTCCGAAAGAGAGGGGGCTGCTAAGCAGGCGAGGGCTTCGCAGGTGTAATTGTTGTCATCATCATTGTTACCCATGCTGGCGCGAGTCACATACTCGCTTCCAAGTATTCAGCGACTTTAGCTCGTGCCTACCAAGAGTGGAGTCTTCGGCTCCTATAAGAGAGTTACAAGCGCTATCATCAGTACCAGCTACAAATTCACGACAACAAGAATTGTTGTTGCCTGTGTTGCATTGGGTGAATCGCTCACCTGCTCTGCTTCTATAATCACGAGTTGTTCGCTTTTCA